ATGTAGAAAGAGTAACTGCTGCATCTCCTGCTGTAAGATCATCAGCTGCCAGTGCACTAGCTCCTGGAATAGCTTCCCATGCAGGAGCTGTTCCTGCACCAGTAGATGTTAATACTTGTCCATCAGTACCATAATTAGCACCTCCGACACCTAGCTCTCCTTGAGAAGTAAATCTAAATTTTTCTGTAGCGGCTTCTGAATGTCCTGTAAAAAATAATAAGTCTGTTGCATTGACCGAAGCACTAAATGTACCTTGAGCCATAGCTTGAATGGAAGCAGCAACTGTAATAGCGTCTGTTCCTCCAGCTTCATGTGGAGCTTGAAAGTCTATTTTTCCTATTACGTCATTTGCATTAATATCTGTTAGAGATGTAGCTAAAAGCAGTTTACCCGTACTGGTAGTAGCATCAGCAGATGCTCCCATAATTCTAAGTTGGTCTTCACTTGTATCCCATTCCATGTATGCACCAGCAGAATCACCAAATAATTTTACGTCATGCCCTGCATCATCTACACCAACAGTTAGTGTTCCAATTTGAACAACACCATCTGCTGATTCATCCCATAGCCAATAGCTTCCAGAAGTTGCACCAAATAATTTTACATCTTTTCCTGTGTCATCAACACCGACAGTTACTGTACCGCTAAATTGTGAATTTCCTGATACATCAAGAGCACCATTCAAATCAACAGTTGTTGTAGTAATTTCTACTTCTGTGTCAGCATCAATATCCAATTGTCCATCGGTGCTTGAATTAATAAATAAAGCTGTATCTCTTAATTGAAGTTTACCAGCACCACCTACTAATACATCAGTACCATCAAAGGTTAAGTTTGCTTCTGCTTCTAATTCGGTTGTTGTTGCGCCAATTGTAACAAGTTCATTTGCGGTTGCATTGTTTACAGCTGTTACTGCTCCTGAAGAGGCATCTTCCCATGCTACGGCTGCACCTGCACCGCCAGAAGTTAAAATCTGACCGTCGCTACCATAATTAGCACCCGCAATACCTATTTCATTATCCGCTGTAAATCTAAATTTCTCAGCTGCTGCTTCTGATTTGCCTGTTGCAAATACAATATCCGTATTATTAACAGAAGCACTAAACGTATCATCGGCTTCTGCCCATATTGAAGCCGCTACTGCAATGGCATCTGTACCATCAGATTCTAAAGGAGCTTGAAAATCGATTCGTCCTAATTTATTTCCATCAACAACAGTAAGTTCACCAGTCGTAAGTCTTAATAAACCAGCACCTGCTGCAGTTGCTCCTCGTATATCGAGTAAGTCTGCCGATTCATCCCATAGTGCATATGCACCAGCAGAAGCTCCAAATAATTTTACGTCTAGTCCTGTGTTATCGACACCAACTGTAATGGCACCACTAAATTGAGAAGCTCCACTTACATCAAGTGCGCCATTTAAATCTAATGTTGTTGTAGCAATTTCTACTTCGGTATCAGCATCAATGTCTAATTGACCATCTGTACTTGAACTAATAGATAAAGCTGTATCATAAAAACATAATTTATTAGTTGAATTTAAAGTTAAGCCTGTTCCATCTGTATGAGTTAAAGTTGTATCCTGATCATCTCCAAATTGAATTGAACCAGAATCATTTAAGAAAAGGTCATTAAATTCTAATGCTGTTGTTCCTAAATCAGCGCCACCTGAAGCATCTGGTACGAACGCAGTTTCTGCTGTAATTGTAGCACTTCGTATATTAGAAGTTCCATTATCTATTGCACCAAATCCAGAAGTAATTGATCCAGAATCTAATGCTCCAGTTGTTAAAATGCTAGAACTTCCTGCAACCACACCATAAATAGAGCCAATAGCTGTACTATTAATTGTAATAGCATCTGCTTCTAAAGTTCCGTCTATGTCTGCATTGCCTGATATATCTAAAGTTGCAGCGTCTAATTCTCCTGCAACGGTCAATACACCATCAGCAAGTGTCATTAGATCCGTATCATCTGTATGACCAATTGTCGTACCGTTAGTAATAACATTATCAACGGTTAAAGTTGTAAGAGTACCAAGACTAGTTACACTGCCTTGTGCAGCAGTTGCTAGAGTACCTGTTAAAGTTCCTGTTACAGTTAAATTATCTGCAATTGTTGTTTCTGAAGTTGTATGTCCAATAGTAACTGCAATACCTGAAGTTTCTGTTGCAACTTTTAAAGCACCTACGGCATTTGTAATATATGAATTTGATCCATCGTGATAAAGAGTTAAATCTGTACCAGCACCTAATTTTAAAATATCACTATCACCTAAAGCAACGTGAGTTGCAAAAGTTGCTACACCTGTAACACCTAAAGTTCCACCAACTGATGTATTACCAGTTGTTGTAAGATTGTCAGCGATTGTTGTTTCTGAAGTTGTATGACCTATTGTTAATGCAATACCTGAAGTTTCAGTTGCTAATTTTAAAGCACCAGTGCATTAGTAATATAAGAATTTGATCCATCATGATACATTAACATGTCATTGCCAGTACCAAATTTAGCATTGGCACTATCAGCAAAAGTTGCATGAGATCCTGTTAATACATTAAATGCATTCGCTGTCATTGTAAAATCATCAGCGCCTGCTATTTCGAAATCTATTTGATCATCAGTACTTGCTGTAATGCTTGTATCCGAATCAGCGTCAAGAGTTAATTCATTACCATCTAGGTCATATGCTCCAGTAGATCCAAGACCTGTATCAACAAGATTTGGATTAGTACCATCATCAGCAGTAGCATAAACAATTTTAGTTCCTTTATCTGTCGTTGCAAAAGTAAGACTGCTTCCTGATCCAGAAACATATTTAAATTGAACGGTGTAAGCACCTGATGTGCCATTTACAAGAATATACATCTGTTGAACATCAAGAGGAATGGTTACAACCTGGTTTCCAGTAATGGTTCCTGTAAATTTTAAAATTCTATGTGAAAATTCAGCACCTGTTGATCCATCAGAAACAGCTAAAGTTGTTGTATCAGCTCCACCCGCTATGGATTTTTCAATATAACCACCAGCAATTTGTTCAACAATATTTAAATTAGTATTAGTTTTGGTTCCCCATGTACTGGCGTTTTCGCCAGTGGTCATTAACTCTGTACCTAATCCTGTATATGTTGATGCCATTTATTCTATGCGCTCCCTACGAAAATTTCTACATCACACCCTGCAGTATCTGCATCCACGGTAATGTCGACTAAATTTGCAAGACCTGAAGCCAGAGCTGATCCTGCTGCCTTCATGGTATCAGCTACGCCACCGCTATTATCACCTGGATAAATAAACGAATGACCAGCGTCAACCTTCATTCTATATTCTGTGTCATCTTCATCTCTAAACGTTAACATAATATGATTGGATGAATCTAAATTTGTAATTCTAATATATCGTACATCGCCGTCATCAAAGATTCCTGCGACATAACCTACTTTGTTTGCACTCACACCAACACCACTAATTGCTGATATAAATCCTATAAGACCACATTCTGTGGTTGAAGCCGTTACCACTCTTTTTACAACTTCATTAACACTGGAAATATCCAAAGATCGTTCAGATCCATAATCTATGTTGTTAAGAGTGATTGCTTCTTTTACTGATACTGTTAGTGTTGCCATATTCTATCCTTACGGTGTCTGAGAAGGAACGGGTATACGTGGTTCACCATCCGTATAATCGTCTCGTCTTCGTCTACCTATTTGTTCTCCACCGAATTTTTGTGCTTCGGTTTGATATTTTTGTTCATATAATTGTAGCATATCCATTGGGCCTTTTAAATAGCTAAATGCTTCTACCAAGCAGGCATATAAAAGTCCATTGCCAAAATTTAAACTTAAAAAAGTTGTCGTATTTGCCGAGCTCAATCCTGTTGGTCTAGCATTATAATGAATTTTGTACATAAAAGCTGAAGAAGGTGTTGGAACAATTGTAATTCTTCCTGAAGAAGTTGCACCAGTTCCTTCTGCTCCTCCTGACATAGCATAATATTTTGGTGTGCCAGTAGTCGTTTCAGCTGCATCATATTCTCTTAAAAAACTAATATCTTTCTTCTCTAGCCAGCTATTAGCTCCAGTTGCAGCAGTTGTTGAAGTATAAACTTGAAGTCCTCTGACAAATAAAGTTCCCGCAGGAGCATAAACATTATCTTTTGAAGCTGTTAAATTTCCAAGCATTTCTTTTCTGTCTGCATCAATTGGAACATCTCTTTGTATTCTAAGTTCTGAATTATCTATAAATTGATCTGTAATTGTACTTGAAAGTACATCTGTTCCTACTTCAGTATAATTCTGAATTGCTGTTGTAAGTGTTGAATAAGTAAATCCTGCCATATTATGCTGTTAGAGTTGCTGGACCAGCCGAACAATTCTCTCCCCCTCCTGATACTCCTCCACTTGTAGCAGTATCTGTATTGACAGTAAAGTAATAGTAGTCATCTGTCTGTGTTACATCACCACTAGAGTCTCGTTTGCCTACGGTGATCGAGTAGCCAGAAGAATATGCAATATTAGATCCTGTAATACCATCAAAACTATTTGGATCACTAAAAGATGCAGAAGTAGAAGGTGCTCCTCTAAATCTAACTGTATCACTTGTTGATCTACCATGACCTTTTTCAAATACATTTATAATTCCAGATGAAGCTGAAATAGTAGAAAAAGGATCTGGTCCTAAAATTGCAATGACTTCATTTTCAGTTCTATCCGGTCTTGCATTTAATAAACCTCGTTCTCCCCCTGCATATCCTCTTGGTTCTAATTGAGGATGTTTAGCTTCAAATTCTGATTTATGTACAAACATACCATTCCATTCTTTAACCATTTCATTGTACGGAAATTCCATTCCTGATCTATCTGATATTGCTTTTGCGTATTTTGCCATTATGTTCCTGGGTAATAAACTTTCGGTGTTATGTGAACACTAGTAGAAGAGCCATCTTCTGATAATGCTCTAGCTAACTCATCTTCATAATATAATTTCATTTGTTGAGCTGCCTGTGGGTTAAATTTTTGTGCTAAATAAAATGCTAAACCAGATGCCATACAAGGTATAAATCGATAAGGAGTATCTGTTGCATCTGTATAAGTTGCATCAGCATCTTGAATTCTTTTGACAAAGAAAATGTGAATTTCTTTTGATGCATTAGATGAATCAGGTGTCGGGTAAAGAGTAACCGTTGTTTTATCAACAAGTCTTTGAACAAAATATCTAGAAGGTGTTCCTTTTGATAATTTATTAGCTAAACTTGAAAAAGTTGCTCGATCTGTTTTTGTAAGTGAGGAATCAGCTTGATCTGTATCTCCTCTATCGGATCTAAGAGTAGCTTCTAAAACATCAGCCAAACCATAGGTCGATGTTCCTGTTGTTCCGCCTGCTGTAGTAGAACTTGTTCCATCACCTGATGCTCTATAAAAAGTATATTCTGCTTGACCTTCAATAAGATCAATATTGGTATCACCTACTTCCCAGTAGTGCAAACCTCTATTGCCCCATTCTTGAAACATTACATTTAAAGAACGTCTCGCCGTTTTTAGTTGATATCCAGAAGTTACTTGTGAACCTATACGTTCGTATGCTTCTGCTATAATTTCATCAACAGCAAAAGTTTTGTCAAAAGTAACTGTGCCAGATGTTGTGTTGGCCATAAGTTACCTCCCTAGTATACTTTAATCCACTCGCAAGTAATAGTAGCAGAGTCTCCGCTAGTACAAGCTGGTAGAGTTGCTTTAACATCTCCTGTTACACCTGAAGCTTCGTTGTTTTTTACTCCACCTATAGAACTATAATCAAAATAACCACTTTGTTCTAAAGTTAAAAAAGTTGCATCAGTTGTTGCATCCCAAAGTAATCTAAGTGAATCTACTTTAGCTGTCATTGACACACTATACCAAAGTTTATTTAATCTTACTCTAGTACAAGTATCTCCACTTGGACTTGTTCCTAATGCTGAAACATCAACAATAGTTGTTGTTCCTCCATCGCTATCTGAAACGTTATTATAGTGTGTTATTAATTTTTTATCACCATCAAAAATTGTTTGATTTAATACTGCATCTGCCATTTTTTATCTCCTTTATCTAGGGGTGGAGTCATTACACTCCACCCAAAGAGTTAATTTATTTATTATTCAAACAGTAGTCTGCTAATTGTACTATAACTAACGTTTACTGCTGCTGCCGCGCCGTCGCCAGCTTCAATCCCTACGTAAGGAATTAAATTAATGTCGTTTTTCAACGCTGCACCCTTTTGAGTGTTAGCATTACCAGCTGAATAACTCGCTGCAATAGTTGCCTGAGTTGTTCCAGTAACTGAAGTTGTGCCATCAAAAGCCGTTATTGCACTTGTTGTTACACTGTATTGTCTACCATTCACAAAAACAGATGGTTTTCTATCACTATCAATCGAAATTTTTAAATGATAATTTGTATCTGCCGCCACTGTGATACCTAAGTTAGTTAGATAGTCAGTGCCATTATTAGAATGAATAAAATACAATGGTGAATAAGTTGAAAATACTTGCCCATTCGTTGCATCAGTTGAAAAATAAAAATACGCCTGATCTGCATCCGTTTGAGGCAGTTGATCATTAGTCAGTTTTAAACCAGCCCAAATTTTTTGGTTGTCGATAGCCGAACTTGTTCGAACTAGACCTTCCCACGCAACTTGATTTTCAGTACCCCAAACAACACCTGTCCAAGCTGTTTGTCCACTGTCTAAGTGTGGAGCCAAAATTGCTTGGTCTTGGTCAGCACCTGCTGTTGTCAGCGTAACTGCTGCAACAGTAGCATTTCTAGTAGCTAGTGCTGTTGTCATGTTAGTTCCCAAAACTTCAAAGTTAACGTTTTTACCTACTCCTGTTGAACCAGCTTTAAAAACTTTAACTGTTAATGTTCCAGATCCAAGATCTATCGCACCACCTGTAAAGTTTCCTAAAACAACTGTAACTACGTTTGATGCTGTTACTGATGCCGTTATAGTTAAGTCTGTAACATCAATACTCATTGTTGCTACCGCATAGTCTCCTAGTGCTGCGCCTGTAACTGTTAAGTCTTCTGTTTCTTCATTGCCGTCCGCTATGCTGCCCCAGTCTTTTGTTTCTGAGCCTTGTAGATAAGCGTTAATAGCCGGAAGTTGATTGAACCACTCGTCAAGATAATATCTTCGAGAGTCTTTCAACCCGCTTTGGACCGTTCGATCAGATACAAGACCTGTAGATGTAGCTTTGCTAATCACCTTAAAGTTGTTCTCGGATCGTACGGGACCGTTAAATGTACTATTTGCCATAATATTCCTCCTAGAATATAATAAATGTAGTCCCTAGGGGATGTCGACTATACGCGTCTACATTTAATTTTTTTTAAAATTTGTATAGTGGTGAATTTATATGTTATTTTTATATAGAGTGCAAGAGATCCCTGCATAAAAGTACGATTTCAGCGATGTGGCGTTTATCTAAGTTGCCACAGAAACTTGGGCAGCTGAATCACTGATTTTGTTTTCTCTATCAGCAATTTTGAACTCTTCAGCTTTGATCTGAGTGATGATACTTCTAATCTTCTCATCAATTTCGACCATATTAAGAGTATATTTTCCGTGTTGATTATACTCATACTGCCACCCTAACTCCAAGGACCGTTTTTGTTTGTACAGGTCTTCGGTCATTTATAACCTCCTCATAGGTTATTCTACGGGTATCTCGATACATTCCCGTTGATTCCCAGTTTATACTCTTTTCTCCTAATTTGTCAAGGATAGATTGTTCAATAGATTCAGCATTATCCTCTGCTAAAACTTCAAATTTAGCGTGATAATCATAAGCCCATATTTTTACTAGGAATTTTTTAAGCATTTCTTACCTTATTTGTAAAATGTGGCGGAACTATGTCCCGCCACAAATTTATTTTGGATTACGCACCCTCTACACCGAAGATACCTCTATAGTCAGATACTCCAAACGAGTATCTTTCTCTAGCTTTGTATCTAACGTTGCCAGTATCAAAATCACCTTCCATAGCAGTTTTTAAAGCTGCTCTTTGGAACATTTTCATACCGTTAGGGACATCAGTAATGATGTACCAACTGTCTGTATCAGTTAAGAAATTGTTCACTCTATAACCTTGAGGAACCATTCCCATTGATACTACAGCGTTGATATCATTATCTGCTGTTCCAGTTCTACCTGGAGATTTCATCAATCTCTCAGCATTGAACTGATTAGCTGAAGGAACAATTGCTTTTATTCCTCT